CCTAACTTTGTTTAATCTTACAGTCTTACAAGTTTTTCCATTATTTTCAGTCAGTGCAGAAACGTCAACTATTTTAGTTGTGCTTCCTGTTCCGTCTGAAACCACGTTGAAGTGGGTGATAAGTTTTCTTGCTCCGTCAAATACAGTTGTATTTAATACTGTGTCTGCCATGTTTCCTCCTTTTAAAGAGCGCCTGCATCACCAGGCGCTCCGAGTTTATTTATTACGCGTCTGCGAATGGTGTTACTATTGTACCTGATCCAATCAATAAAGAATTGTGAACCATGTATCTATTAGTATCAACCGCAGTAAAAGATACTATGCTACCAGCGATTCCACCTTTTGTAGAACCATTCATAGTCATAACATCATTACTTGAACTGTCGGCTACGAAAGCTTTTTTCGAACCATCGTTAACACCAATCATAACTGCACCAATGAATTTATCAGTGCCGTCTGTTTTGATATCCATATCAGTTGCAGCTGTTTCAACAAAAAAGTTAAAAGTTGCACCGATGTTGTTTAGATTGTTAAAGTCATTGTCACCTGCAGTAGCGCCATTAGCATTTACATTGATACTTGGTAAAGTAAATTTACC